GTGGCGAATGGACCCAGGCTGATTACCTGGCGTTTTCTCGCATCTCTAATCTGCTTTTCGGTGATGTTCTGTCTAGGGCTAACCTTAGGGTTGCCACTGGACAGATGACTCCGAAGCACGGTCCCGGGTCTACTGCGGATCGAACTGTCGGAAACGACAAGTTCAATATCAAGCAGTGGACCTGGCGACTGGAGGCTGTATTCAGTTCTACTGACTACATCCTCCCTTCTCCTTCCTATCACAGGAAGTTGAAGGATGTGCACTTCGCTCAGCCCGGGGACGAATTACCCGTAAGGGTAATTGCTGTCCCCAAGACGCTGAAGACTCCCAGATTGATCGCTATCGAACCCGTCTGCATGCAGTATACACAGCAAGCAGTGGCCGGTACGATCATAGAACTCGTTGAGCGTGACGATGTCACGCAACGGTTCATCGCTCTCGAAGTTCAGGAACTTAACCAGATCCTGGCTCGAGAAGGGTCCATCACAGGATCCCTTGCAACGCTCGACTTGAGCGAAGCGAGCGACAGAGTCTCCAATCAGCTCGTTGAAGTACTGTTGCATGGCTACACTGACCTTTCTGAGGCGGTGCAAGCATGTCGCAGCCTGCGAGCGGATGTACTTGGCCACGGGGTGATCCCCCTTACCAAGTTCGCGTCCATGGGCTCGGCCCTCACTTTCCCAATTGAATGCATGGTGTTTTTGACACTGTGCTTTCTAGGGATAGAGAAGGGTCTAGGCCGACGTCTAACCTTGGCGGATGTCATCAGACATACCAATAAGGTGAGAGTGTACGGGGATGACTTAATTGTCCCCGTCACAGATGCAGACAACGTCTCTGCGACTCTGGAGTCTTACGGCTTCAAAGTCAACGAGTTCAAGAGCTACTCGAAGGGTAACTTTCGAGAGTCTTGTGGCAAGGAGTACTTCCGAGGCACTGACGTATCTATAGTCAGGTGTCGGAGGGAGTTCCCCATGCACGTTGCTGGGCGGACCAAGTGGGCTAGGGGTGACGCTGCTGAAGAGATTCAGCGTGTCATTTCTCTGGTGGAACTGCGCAATGCCCTCTATCAGAGGGGATTGCGTCAGACATCAGAGTTCCTTGACAAAAAGGTCAGGGCGGTTCTACCGCACTGGCCCGATGGAAAGGAAACCTCGCCCGGACTTGTCAGACTGGTCGATGGCCCCATTACGTCTTTCGAGACGTGGGACCAAGATCGGCACATAGGTAAAGTCAAAGCCTATGTACCACGGTACAAGTATCGCAAAACGATACTTGATGACACCGGAGCTCTGCTCAAGTTCTTCTTGAAGCAAGGATTGGAACCCTTTGCAGACAAGAAACATCTGGAGCGCTCAGGACGTCCTGTAGCCGTCAAGCTGAAGCTACAGAATGTCAGTCCTATATAAGGGCTGACGGTGTCCTACCAGTTCAACAGGTAGGAGGCCTGGAACACCACTGTTATTCACTATCCTATTCATCGT